CTTGAACCCCCACCTCATAATTCCCTCGCCAGGTGGATCTGAGGGACGATATATCCCACCCGTGCAACGTTGCCAAGCATGTGTATGTGTGCGGCGATGGTGATCTGCACACATAACAGGTCACCACGTAACTAGAGCATATCGTTTGTTGGAGAGGAACCGTTCCAGGTACATATACATGTCGGGAACTATCTTTGATACAGGACCTCTGGGTCGCATCGATGATATCATTTGGGTCAACCCTCCAACTTTTTCACTCATTTGTTCGCCGACGTGGAGCAAACTTACTACTGAAGTCATTTTATCGGATTGGCCTAACATCAGCTCCATTAGTTTAGTATTTGTTAGACCGCGCAAGGATTTTGAAAAGAATATTCCTTGTTTCTGCAGATATGAATTTGGTAATTGTAAAAAGTACCACCGCATAATAGTTTTGGTTTTGTTAACTGATTCTGGTATTGAAGGTCTGATTGGAATGTTTGAACTGTCAAATCTGTAGTGGATGTTTGAAGGGACCATTTTCTTGAAACTGTACTTACGGTGTAAGTGTTTATTTCCGATGCCAAATATTGAGTAAAAATATGCCTCACGATCTATGTCTTTGGACACATTAGTTAAGTACGCGAGCCAGTACTGTTGGGCACTAGTTTCCATGACGCCGCCGCCCCCCAGACACATCGGGGTTTGCACCCATTTGTAGAATTCATCCTCTCCGAACCAAATGTCTTTCCCCATCCGCTCAATGGTGCTTAGAATAACACTGTTATCAGTACGGAAAGGGAGTATCCTGGATATATATGTCCACCAGCTATGGGATATTTCCGACTGTACCGACCTTTGATACTGGTCCAACCAGGGACTAGCATAATATATTGATTTTAAAGCTAAGGCCGGGTACCCGATAATACCTATGGGCGTTGCAACCTTCCTTAAGAATTCACCCACCCGCCCAGATATACTTTTGTCCGCATTGGCGGGAATGCCGAATGATCGGTATTCAGCGACACACCGGTCTACATCCAGGTCATCGATGTCGCTAAACAGTATAATGTCGTCACCCAACACCAGGTGTTGACAGAAATATCCAGTTCTCTCCCTGATCCATATTGCCGCCAGATGAGAAATTGTTGACCCCAACAACGACGTGAGACGCCATCCGCTTAGCAGTCCATGTTCCCATCGCCACTTTGCTGGACCGAAGTGCAGCACAGCCTTGTCAAGATGTTCCAATTCCATCTCAACGACCTTCCGGGTTTCCTCGTCGAATCCCAGTCGGCGTATAAACTCAACCACAAACCACTTTGGGACATTGTGATCAAATCGATCCCCATCTATCGAACAATAAGATCCAAACTGTTTATCTAGATACGTCTGGTATGCCAACTTCTGATATGCAGGACTAGGTATATCCCAGTTTGTCATACGGTATAACAGGTACGACTGTCGGATGTGTGATCCCATGGGACTACTAATTATCTCCCTCGTTTTAGCTGGTTCACGCTTCAGGGCCACAGTGTATATACCGTCAGTACTACATGCTGCTTTATATAGCTCCTGACCATAACTGTCTGATGTAATGTCTCCCAACTTGGAAAACCCCCATGCCCATTTGGATCTCATCTTAGTTCCCCTGAATTCTACTGCTGGCGCACCTCCACTCGTGGCCCACCTCATTACATCCTTAGAATACTCTTCGAAAGATAGGCTCAACGATTGGTGTAGTTTCCTTGTTGACGCGAAGACTGAATCCAACTTGGACAGAATCCATTCGCGTGGAAAAGTATCTATTTCCCCTTTCACCCAAGAATCCATATCTTGGTGTATCTGTTGTGTTGTATACGGGGACGGACCTCCGAGGGTATGTAAATGACACAGCATCATGTTGCCGATGTTTTCTGAAACTTTTGGAAAGAAATAGTTATGTATATGCTTCAAATTTTTCCGGACAAAGTCGTCTACGTACATCGGGCCTATGTTTAATTTTTTGATTTTTTCAGATATTTTATGAATGATCCCTTGTAGACATCGTGCAATATTAGTCTGCCCCATTTGACAAATGGATTTGTAATAGAAATGTAAGGCTGAAGAAAAAGAACCGAGCCCCAGCCGATGGTCATCCTCCCTTGTCCGGGCCAGTCCACTCACATCGACGTTAGGTCGTAGATCCTTTATCGTTGGAAATACGCCGTCAAATGCGATCCTGTAGACTGGTCCACACTTAGGAAACTGTCCATTAACCAGATACTCGGTCCTGTAACTTAGGCTTGGGTTATGGTGGTTGTCACGGGCGTGACGGAATCCGTTATAGCCATGACCTCCTCCCGGGTGGGAGGAGGGTCCGGGTTTTCTGTTGGTTGAGTGGGTGGTACCATAATTTTCTCCGCTAAAAAAGACTTCGCGGTTGGGGGATCGGGAAGACAGACTGGGGTCACGTGAGGTTCAGCTTGCAATTCATTCCGACTAAGCCCTAATCCGGATGTTATAACCATCACCGTTTCTACCTCATAACCCAAGACACCTGGTGCAACTGCACGAGCATATGTTGAACTTGACAAACTAGCTGACTTATCCCACCCCAGGGTAGTCGGTATCCCCGGGTCTACCAATGCCGTGGACAAGAAGTAGTAATCATCCATCCACATACTCTCGTCATACGGTTTGTCCTCAAATGCGTCGAACACACGAACCTTTGGCCAAGATGTTTTACTATCGTTCACCATCAAAAAGAGCCGCGACTTTAAATCGTTATTCCTCTTAGTTATTCTTAGCCCATACAACTCTTCACCCATCAGCCGAATAGGCATGACAGAATCGGTGTTGGGGCTGCGCGCGATGCCCAATTTCATAGTCCACTGTAGGTAGTTGCATATCGGAACAGGAATGCTTTGCATCCAAACCTCAGAGTCAAAGGGGTTGGTACTGTAGTACGCCAGGGCGCTAGCCCAATCGTATTCGGGGTTAACAAGATCGAGGTTTTGTATATTTTTGGGGTATATGGTTGAGTGAAACAGCCCTTTAAACAATTTTGAGTATGCATCGAAATATTGTGGATAGTCGTTATACCCATAACCCAACCAGAACCATGGCTGTATGTCGTTTGCTATCATCATAGCTGCCATGTTTCCAAACATAGCAGAACCGTTGTGTGTCAGGAACTGTTGGACTGCATACGAATTAGTGAAACTGTATTCTACACCGCCTCCTGTTTCTAAGAAACCGGCTGCAACAGCCAATCGGCATATGGAGGTAGCCTGGTTCGCCACGTACTGAGGCGTGTCTGATGTTGGAATAACAGTAGCCCACCTCTGACTGATCTTGTCCACTGTCCATGTCTCTCCGTCCTCCTTCCCATCATTCCTATAATACCGCGACAAAAACAGGTTCTGGCCTAATTCGCAGTAACTGGCAGCATGTTGTATGCTCGGTGACACGGATGAGTAACTGAATCCCGCCATCCTCTGTCTTCTCTCCACGTTCCTATTCTTCGCAGGCAACTCACCATCAGCCCAATCTTTCGATTCGTATTTGTTCTTAAATACCTTGGTTCCCCCGTATGTCCACGCTCCTCCCATCAGTAGAGGTACTGTTGCTCTCCCAGTTGTTACTCTCAATCCCGGATAGGATACGTTACTCAGTTCGGTTGCCAACCCCAGTGCTCTCCGTGTAGAATCAGGTGTCGTTGTTGAGTGCATCATGATCCCCAACGCCCAAAAGAAATCTGTGATCTTGGCTGGGATCGAAGTTGTGTCTGTCCCTTCCCAATACTGTTGCCATGGTTCCTTCATGTCTTTGAATGTTAATTTCCCACTGGCGTTAGGAGAACGGGGAATATTGGTCCCGAACATAGCGAGGGAAGGTGAGGCATCAGCCACACTGGGCATCACAACTAGCCATACCTTTCTCACTCCTGCGATGTACACACTGTTAGATGCGGGCATATAATACTCGTTTCCTATCACTACTCGATCCTTGATGTATGTGCTGTCGGGTACCTGTTTGTCGGTTGCTTGGTACGCACTCTTCCTAAACCAAGTTACTGTTCCATTCCAATACTCCGAACTCATATGTGATATGACGTATGCACCCAACTTGGTCGGATTGGCCAACAGTTCTGCAGTCACTGGTATCGCGACCCATTCCATATCTAATAAATTTGGATCATATTCCGTGGCTGTTGGAACCACTCGGGCCATGTATTTCACAAAGTATGTGAGGTGTGATGTTGCTACGTACAAGGAAGGGTACTCACTCAGTTCGCGTCGCGATATAATGACCCCACGGTCGTATGCTCTGACACTCTTATTCCGGATGGTTCTGAATACTATTGGATCGATGTAATGTCGATCTTTAGTGAGCGAATACAACATCAACATTGCTGTGAGCTGGGGCACGACGTCCATGTACGAAGCGTACTTACTTTTACTGAGTGTATGTGCCAACCATATGCGTACATCTGCATCTGTGATGGCGGGGCGGCTAATCATCGATCTGAAGGCATCATCTGGCATATCTTTAGTTATTTTTGTCATAAACTGCGAGTATACATTGGTTGTGGGTAAAGGTCGATCCACGTCTATGTCTGACGGCAACATACTGTAACTCCGAGTCACGGACCTGACCGGCACTGTGTCCGCACAGTCTAAGTGCCCTTGGTACGATGAAAACTTGGATACGCTGGTAGTTTTAATTCCAAACGACTCGGCCAAATCCCCGGACTTGGTCAAAACTGACCAGTAATACGCGGTTTTGTCAGGAAGTGGCACCCAACCTGCTGCGTCAATAAAGTCCTCTTTCTGTGTCTTAACGTTTTTTGCCTGGAATACGTCTACCTTGTTTAAATCTGGATCCAGGTCGGTGTTTACTGTTGTTCCCAATTTTGCTGCACTATTACGACCCCACTTCCCGGGTTGATAGACATCCATATACCGCCATTCCTTGGGCTGGACCAGCCTCCGCCCCATGGTCAATCGATACTTGGCATTAGTTTGAAGTACCGAGCGCATCCCTGATGATAATGAATCCCATACGATCTCGGGGATTGACTCTGTGTCTCGGTAGTATATCTGCACCGATGGAGAGACTTTGAGCAACTCACTCTGCGCGTCGACGCTAGGTCGATTGATCTCCCCCGGGGCAGTGGAACACGACGCTAAACTCTCGTCACTATGAGCTGATTTTATGCTTCCCCCTTCCCCGAGGTGTTCGCCCTCTAAAGATACAATTCTATCATCGGCCTTAGGATCTACTGTCCACTGATGGTACCCCGAAGATGCAGTCCAGTATGATGCTGAATAACAATTTGAGTGGTAAAAGTAGTTTCCGCTTTGAGTGTACATGTTAATAATGTCCCGATTAGTTAGTGATTGAGAAAAGGATACAGAGTGTGGTCCCACTCCCGTGTATGGGTGTAGATACCATTGTTTTGTTACTTTGGCTGTTTCGCTGTTTAACACTGATCGATAGTCGAAGAACGACTGTTTTTGATACATCGTGTCTAGCTGTTGTGAATTCCCTCCAAGTGAGTTAGTTTCATTCGGTTTTGTACTTTCGGAATCTTGTGTTTGTCTGTTTGACATTATGATAATTTTGAAATTTTGTAACCGCATAACGTGGATGTCTGGCCGAATTCGGCCTTGCATACCACGTCGAGTAACTTCTCCGATTTAGTTACCCTAATATTAATCCGCTCCATATCATCCATTTGTTGTTGTTCCAAGTGGGTCATGTGATTCTCTAACCTTGTTGAGATCCCAACCAAAATTCCCAAAATGATCCCCAAGATTAGACACACTACACCCACTCCATATGTTATCCATTTTGTGCGTTTCAATTCCACATACAACGTGTCTGCACACAACACGCCTGTATTAGAGGTGAACATCGCGTTCCCTTCGTCCACGCCCGTCGCGTTGACTAATACATCCCGTTCTTGAGCGTTTGTCGAATCATATTCCATTTCGGTTCCGGGTGAGTACCGACTCTCCAGTCCATGTGTCATTAACTCAACGCCCTAGCGGAGCAGCCCACTCCAATCCCTCGTTCCCCGAAGCGTAAGAAGGGGGGCACGATATAAGGTGCATCGCACGCTCCTGCCACTCCCCACTCCCTCCCACGATTCGGAACCCTCGGTCTTGGTAGATGTTCGCTCTCTCAGGCTCAAAAAGACGTAATCCAGTTTCTGGGTCCTTGGCTGTGATTTAGGATTTCAGGCTACACGTCATCGCCATATCACAGTTGCTTCGTATTTTCGGTCACCGACCTGTTTCCCCGTTCCATGTTGGTGGTGTAAAACTCCTGACTGAGTGGCTCCACCACGAGCTTTCATCCCCTTGCAATCGAAGCGGAACTCAGCC